CGCTTACCACCTGTGATTCAGGCATCTCGATAGGCTTGCCGGTCTTGAGGTTGAAGAGACTCATTACACCGCCGCAGTGGTGGCAATGGTGAAGCTATCGCCAGCCGCGAAGTCGGTCGCGCCATCAGAGATGGTCAACACGATCTCGTTCGAGACAAACGGGGTTCCAACGGTAGCCAAGCCCAGAGGTCCGCTCACGCTGCCCTCGACAAAGAACACGCCGCCGTTAGCGATGGCAGTGACGCACGAGAGGGTGATGGTTTCAGTCTTGGTGTAGGTGTTGGACACGGACACAGAACCGATGGTTCCGTTGCCGACGTTGCTACCACCGGGAACCGCAGCAGCAGCAGCGGCAGGGGTCTGCACGATAGCGGGCGAACCATAACGGAAGAACTTGTTTGGCACTTGAGATTCGTCTGGCAAGATGTTCCAAACGATCTTGAGGCGAGCTTGCTCGGTCGGTCCGAAGGTGATGCTCGATTCAGCCGAGGCGACCGCCTTAAAGAAGGTGTAGTCGGTCGAAAGGTCGGCGTCAGGCTTTGACAGCGGATGAAGGACGAGCTGCTTAGCATTGGCGAGGTCGCCGTCGCCGACGTTCTGATCGAACTTAATTGCTGCCAGCGATCCGGTGCCAGTGCCGATCTTCGTGGCGTGCGGGAAGACCACCTTCCAAATATCTTTGTTTTGAATCTCGGTCAGCTCGGTCGTGAGGGTGACCTCGATGCCGCTTACGCGACGATCACGAACGGTTTGACCGCTCTGATCGGCCATGATGTTGGCCTTCATGTATTTCGCAGTGAAGGAGATGTTTCCGAGGGTGCCGCCGAGGTCAACACCATCGAAGGTAACCCGCATTGGGGTCAGTTCCATGTTTGAAGTAGTTACGACTGCCTGGCTCATTTCATCCCCCTCCGGGTCTTATAGTGGTTCGAACTGGAACACATCCAGTTCCAAGGAAATCTCTTTGCGATACACCGCTTGTGGGTCGCCCGCTTCCAGGTTGGAATAGAGCGGCGAGTACGAAGCGGATTGAATCACTACCGTAAGACTGGCCTGATTGTCCGAAGACTGCAACCGGACCTGGTCTAAAACTTGGTGCAGGGCGGCCTGGTAGCGATAGGCTTTTCTGGTGATCCGCTCGGCGTCTTTATCCTCGACTAGGACCGTGACGTTGAGGCGGATCGCTGCGTTGATATGGTTGGCCCCTCGGCGCTCCTTCAGGAAGTCGATCCGGTCGCCAATGACGAAGACTGCCGGGGTGCGGTAACCCTTAGCCCTGGGGTAGATAAAGTAGTCCCTGGGCGGCTCGAGCGTGACAGCATTATCAGCCCGATTGACGCGAATATCCGCCAGAGCCTCGGCAATGTTCGACTGGATCTGATCAACCACCAGATCCACCGCAGTCTCAACTAGGTGACGCGTCGCTCCGATACTCATACGGCCCTAGGTATCCTGATCTCGTTCTTGAACAAGAAGCGAGCCACCCCACGCCTGATCTCGTTTAAGGACTTTTCAGAATAGGTTGTGAAAGAACGATCCTCATTGACGTGCGTTGCGTATTCCACAGAAGTCGAAATCGTTAGACTTCTTGGCGTGGTTACCTTCCTAAAACCCTCTCCTGGGCCGATGACGCTTTTTTTCAGCTTGCCCGTAGCGATGAGCATCTTCGTTCCCGCGCCCTCGTATGAGGCAAAGCGGCTCTTTTTGGCCTTGGCGTATTTAGGGCTCAGCGGTTCCCACATCTGGCCTTCGCTTGCGTTCTCAGTCATCCACCGCTGGCGCTGGATGTTCCGGTATTGCTCAACCACGACGCGATTAAAGTAACCCTCAATGGCGTTAGCCCGCTTGAGGTAGCCCTCGAGCTGACGAGTCACGCCTTCCTTGACGGTAAGAACTGAGAGCTTCATCGGGGGGGCGCAACGTCTCGCACGTTGCCACGGTTGACGCCGAAGAGAGGCTGAAGACTCTGCCCCTGACGCGTGTAGTATTGATCCCGAAGCGTGGTCGCTTCATTCCGGCAATCGGCGCTCATGCGCTTATACTCATCCACGAGCTTAAACCGCTCAGCGTCGGGCGCATCCTCAAGGCGGTAGGTCTCAGAAAGGTGCTCGGCGAACCGCATAGCCAGCTTCTGGTAAGCCTCACCAGCGGCGTACTGAAGCGCCGAGGGCTGAAGCCCAGCGGGAATGTTGGAATAGTCTACGCCCAATCCTAGCCACTGTGTAGCCAGCCTCAGGAAGTCTTGCAGGTTCTGGTCAAAGAAAAACTGAGTGTAATAGGTGGCCTCGAGCACGTCACCCGGCTCGGGAGGGGTCGCAAGCGTAAAGAAGCCAGTCTGAAGATCATCAGAGGAGATCTGCCCGGCGTCGATCCTCACCTGGTTGATGTAGATCCCAAGCGGAGCCTCGGCAGCAGTGAAGTCAGTCACTCGCCTATACTCGAAAGTCTTGAATACTTGATTGTTTCCGTCGATCTGACCAAAGACGCGCTTGAACGCTCGGAGCTTGTCGAGCGGGGTGTCTGATAGCTTTAGCCGTAAATCATCGAGCGCAGTCGTCCAGGCCATCAGATCACCTCAAGCTGTTGGAGCACTTCAAACAAGTTCGAGTCCTTCTCAATCACGCAGTACTTGTAACCGTGCTTCTTCAGAATATCGCGCTTCTCGTGGCAGATCTCGACATCAGTTTCAGTCTCAGGAGTATCTACCAGAAGAACCACGGGGTCAGACTCGTCCGTCAATTTTGCGTAAGGGAAAACTAAGTCGATGCGCTTCATACGGTCCATGAACTTATATTTCTCTTTCAGTTCGACCGGGTAGAAGTTCTTAAAAAAGACCGTGCTCTTTGCCACTTGCTCGGGAAGCGTCTTGAACTGCTGAACGGGGCGAGCCCGCTCGTGAATCACCTGCTCGCGCACCTGATCGGCAAGCGTTAGCTTCTTGGGCTTGAGAGTCTTTGCGGCAACGGTCTTCATCGTTAGGGCTCCTCACGGGAGAGCGTAGCAGCACTACGCCCCCCCGCAAGGATTTTCTAATTAGACAGATCCGTCCGAACCCTGCCAAGCGAAGCGGGGATCGATCCAGTCGCCGTTCGCGCGGGTGCGGAGCTTGAATCGGACCACATCGCTGTCGAAGCTGCGGCCGCTGAGCGGGTTCTCGACTTCGACCACGGCGGCCTCGCGGACCTGCATGACGAAGAAGGGAACCTTCGAGTCCAGAATCACCCAACGCTTGGACACGCCCGAGAACGCACCTGCGTTATCGACCATGAACCGGCTCACGACCGGCTTAGCAATGCCTTCCAAGGGGTTGATCGAGAACGCGCCGCCGGTCTGACCAGCAGTTGCGCCCGTCGGGTAGTAGCCCGAGTTCAAGAGCACTGCGAGGTCAAAACGGTACTGAGGCGAGATCAGGATCATGTCCGGCTGAACGGACATCTTGAGACCCAGCAAGTTCTTCTGGTTCATCAGACCGACGATACCAGCTTGAATGGTTGCTTGGCTCAATGCGCCGTAGGAAGCCGGACGGTTTGCGCCGCCACCTACGAGAGCAGTGCTCCAGGGATAAGCAGCTTCAGTGGCCGGTTGAGTTTCCGAAACCGGAACATCAAGGCCCGAGTAGCTCATTCCAGAGACCGAAGCCAGTTTGCCGTAGGCAATGACTTCAAGCACCTGACGCGCGTATTGACCCATCAAGCCGCTGAGCTTCTGGAATTGTCCGGTCTGGTCGTCTTCAAGCAATTCACGGGAAACCGGGAACAAAGTTCCGAATTTCCGGTTGCGGAGCTTGATGTCCAAACCTGCAGCGCCCACTTCGGGGAACAGCTCTTGCTCACCGACTTGACGCGGGAAGCCCACGCCATGCAGAGGAGCATAGAGTTCTTCGATCTTGCTCGAGGTTACGGTGTGGCACCATTCCTCGTAGGACACGTCAACTGTGTCGTACATGGAGTTAACCACCGACTGCACGCCAGCCCGGAGAACTTGCGGGAAAGCGGTGATCGAGTCAGCTTCGTTCAGCTTGGCCTTCACAGCCTTCCAGGAGAACCCAGCCTCGCGGACGGGGAACGCCTTGGCATCGGTGATGTCCACGCCGAACTTGCGTTGCATGGCCTCAATCAGTTCGCGCTCTTCTTCAGACTTCCAAAGAGCGGCCGAAGCGGCCTTCTTGTTTTCATCCGCAGTGTTGCGGAAAGTCAAAGTGTGCTTAGACATTTCTTATTCCTTCCTTAGATTGCAGCCACGCGGAGGCGGTTGATGAGCAGAACTTCACCCTCAGAACCAGCCGAGGCAGTCACAGCTGCGCCCTGATAGATTCCGATGGAGTTAGTTCCGGTGCTCGACACGGTTTGAGCGTCGCCGCCGTAGTACACGAGATCGCCGAAGTTGAACGAGTCGCCCGACTTGAGCAGCATCTTTGCTACCACGCCGTACTGAGGACCAGCAAGGGCGGGGATA